ATTTCCGCTCTGTATGTTACCGCTGAAGGCGAAGCTTGCGACAAGGCTGAAATGAGCGATACTATCAAGGCTATCTTTGAGTATCTGGCTGCTAACAAGGGTGAAATTGTAACTCTAGATGACATGGCTACTGCTCTGAATGCTGACAAGCGTGTTGTTAATGGTTCTTTTAACTCTCTAGTTCGTAAGGGCTTTGCTGCTCGCACTCCTGTCACCGTTGAGGCTGATGTTGCTGTTAAGTACCTGGTCCTGACCGACGAGGGAATGGCACTAGACCCCAACGCTGAGGCTTAATCTAACTTAAGAAAATCCCATAAGGGGTAAGTCAATCTTACCCCTTATTTTTTCTAATTAGATTTATGGAACTAATAATCGCGGCTATTCTCGGTGCGGCCTGCGGTTTTGGTATCGCATGGTTAGTTATTCGCAAAATGCCGCAAGAAAAAATCCGAGAAATTAATTATGAAAATTTACAAGCTGAAAAAGAACTTTTTGAAAAATAGCAAAAAGTTTTTGAAGCTCGAAGAAAATAGAATGAAGCAGAACTTTTAGAGATAGAGCTTCGTCGTAAAAAAAGTCAACAAGAATGTGAAGAAAATATTTTAACTAATAATCAAAAAATTGATGAAATTTTACATGAAGTTAATGCTCTTCAAATAAAAAAAGAAACTTTGGGTGTAGACATTACTCATATGACTGCCCAAAGAGAAGATATATCCAAAAATTTAGAATAGTCTAAAATTGACGCAGAAAAAACTGCTAAAACTTTTCTTGACTAGCAAATGGCACTAGCTTGTGAATAGCTTGATAGAGCAGTAGAACAAGCAGCTCTACAGTGTTAGGACCAAATTTCTAGTTATAATAATATATACTTTGATACTATGCGCGAATGCGTTTAGTGTTTCCAAGAGCGATTAGAAGAAGCCACAAAACGCAAAGAAAATCTTGAAAAAGAGTTAAATATTCTATAGTCGGCTGTTGATGCTGCGGTGGCCGCCGCAAAACGCGATGAAGAGAAACGCCAAGAACAGAATTTTTATCGTCTTGTTATCCCCGAAAGCGACCTTCATGAAATCGCACAATTGCGTGCTGTAGAACCTTTCTTGCGTGACCGTGAAGCTTTGAATAAGGTCATTTGGAAAGTTTATTATGAAAAACCTTATACAGATATGATTGGTAGAGTTATCGGTAGTGGTATTAAAACTGGTATATATAAAATTACTAATCTAGAAAATCAAATGTGTTATGTTGGTCAAGCGGCTGATATAGCTAGTCGTTGGCGGCAACATATCAAGCGTGGACTTGGAGCAGAAGCGCCAACACGCAATAAGCTCTATCCAGCAATGCTAGAATTTGGCGTAGAGAACTTCACATTTGAGCTTTTGGAAGAGTGTGAACGAGACAATTTAGATGCAAGAGAGGATTATTGGCAAGACTTTTTTCATGCCAAGGATTTTGGATATAGTATAAAATAATGAGGTAAGTTATGGGAAAAGTAATTATTCAAGAATATACAACTAAAAATCCAATTACTATGATTGGAAGAGAGGCAGGAATTTGTTATGGTTCAGATGTTTCAAATGATGAAAAGAATTATAAACGAGGATTAGAAATGCTTGCCTCTAACCATGGACGTACACTAGAATTTCCCGATGTTTATTCAGTAATCGATGGATATAGTGCGCGCGTTATCCGTGAATGGTATACTCATATCGGTGGCGCACCCACTCGAGTTCAATCCTCTACTCGATATATTGATTATCAAAAAGGTTTTGATTATATCATGCCTCCTTCCATTGAGAAGAATAAAGAAGCACATTATGCTTATGTAAAAGGTATGAAACATATCCGTGAAGCGTTGCGTCTTCTGGAAATAGAAGGAATTCCTCGTGAAGATAGCGCCAACTTGCTACCTCTTGGTATGACAACTTCAATTGTTGATAAGCGCAATTTACGCAACCTAATTGATATGTCCCATCAAAGAGAGTGTGTAAGAGCTTATTGGGAATTTAGAGAATTGTTTGAAGACTATAAACAAGCCTTAAGAGATTATTCGCCAGAGTGGGAATATATTGTTGATAACTATTTTATGCCAAAATGCGAATGGCTTGGAAAATGTACTGAAGCTCATAGTTGTGGAAGAATGTAATTGATTTTCTATAAAATTTGTGTTATAATATATCTATAAGATAAATAAGAAAGTGAGAATGATTACATTGAAACAAGAATTTATTGAGTTTTTAAATGCTTTAATGGCCGCTGCGCCGAACGTTGTAGAAGAAAAGATGACATCTAATATTCAAGCTTATATTGAAGCTTTGAATGACAAAAAGAATGATAAGCCCGTTTTAACTGACAATGGTAAACAGGTTTTATTATATCTCCAACAGAACCAAGACAAAACCTTATGGAAGGCTAGAGATATTGCAGAAGGACTTTTTATTTCTTCTCGTGGAGTTTCTGGTTCTTTGCGTAAGCTTGTAACTGATGGTTTTGTGGAGAAAATGGGAGACTCTCCCACAATTTATTCAATTACTGAAAAAGGTAAAAATTTTATTATTGAAGATTAAGGAGAAATAAAAAGTTATGATGAATGTAAAAAATAAAGCACATTTAAATGGATGGATTTATCAGCACTCTTTGGAAATCAAGGAGAGCGGCCCTAAGTCCGCTAATCCTGGCACAATTTTTATTAGTGGTAATCTTGATATTGCTACTAATGATGATATGACAAATATTGTCACTGTTCATTTCACTTATACCACAGAAAAGACTTCTAAGGGTAAGACTAATGCTACCTTTAATGTTCTAAAGGATATTATTGAGGGTCGTCTGTGTAATGTAATTCAGCATGGCGCCGACAAGGCTGCTGTAGTTACCGTTGATTCCGCTATTGCCTTAAATGAGTTCTATTCTGACCGTAATGGCCAAGAGGAGCTGGTAAGTGCCAAGCGTATTGAAGGTGGATTTGTTTCTGTTGTCACCTCTCTTGAGGCAGAAGATATGCGTAGCACCTTCGAGGTCGATATGGTTATTACTGGTACTCGTATGATGGAGGCTGATGAAGAGAAGAATCTGCCTGAAAAGTTAATTTTAAAGGGTGGAATTTTTGATTTCCGCAAAGCTTTACTACCTATTGAATTATCAGTTACTATGCCTGCTGCTATTTCTTATTTTGAAAGTTTAGGTATCACTCAGAGCGAGCCTGTATTCACAAAGCTTCGTGGACAGATTGTTTCCGAGGTTGTTAAGCGTACTGTAACCGAAGAGTCTGCCTTTGGTGCTCCTTCCGTTCGTGAATACTCTAGCACTCGTAAAGACTATGTGGTAAATTGGGCTGCTTCTGAAACCTATGCTTGGGATGATGAGAGCACAATTACAGCTGCTGAAATGAAGACCGCTATGGAAAATCGTGCAACTCATTTGGCAACTATTAAGGCTCGTCAGGACGAGTACAAGGCTTCCAAAAATCAAGCTGCAGCCGCTCCTGCTCAAGGTGCATTCAACTTCTAATTTAGGAGGTTGACTTATGGCTATCAATCTTTTAAATATTTAGCCAACTAAGGTCTCTCGCGACCTTAGTGGCTATATTACTTATATTTATGGTCCCGGTGGAGCCGGAAAAACAACTTTTGGTGTATAGGCGCCTGGAGCCCTACTTCTAGCTTTTGAACGTGGATATAACGCTCTTCCAGGAGTAATGGCGCAAGATATTACAACCTGGGGTCAAATGAAAGAAGTTCTACGCGAGCTTAAGAAACCCGATGTTAAGGCTATGTTCCGCACTATTATTGTAGATACAGTAGATATCGCTTCTGTACTTTGTGAAAAGTATATTTGTTCTCAACTTGGTATTGAAAATATCGGCGACGGCGGCTGGTCTACCAATGGCTGGGCTAAGGTAAAGCGTGAGTGGGAAACTACTTTCCGCACTATTACGATGGAAGGTTATGCTGTTATCTTTATTAGTCATTCTAAAGATAAGACCTTCAAACCCAAGAATGGAAATGAATATAATCAAATTGTTCCTTCTTGTTCTACTGCTTACAACGAAATTATTAAGAATATGGCTGATATTGTAGGTTATATTGAAGTTGAAGGCACTCAACGTAGATTAATTCTGCGCTCTGCTGATGGTAGTGTTGATTGTAAGTGTCGCTTTAAACATATTGCTCCTGTTATTAATTTCTCCTATCAAAGCTTGGTAGATGCTTTAAATGAAGCTATTGATAAAGAAGCTAGCGAAACTAATAATCAGTTTGTTACAAATGAACGAGTTGTAATTCCTGCGACCGTTTCTTATGACTATGATAAGTTAATGGCTGAATTCAGCGAGTTGGCTGGAACTCTTATGAGTAAGGACCAAGGTAATGCTCCTAAAATTACCGCTGTAGTAGACCGCTACTTAGGCCGCGGTAAGAAAGTTAGTGATGCTACTCCTGACCAAGCAGAGTTTATTCACCTTATTATTGGTGATATTAAAGCTGAACTAATGTAATATGCAACCCCAGACCAAAGTGGCCTGGGGTTGATTTTATATAAAAATTATTATATAATATTTATATATTATAAAAGGAAGTGATAAAAATAGCACATCCTGTAATTTGCCCTATATGCAAAGAATCATTTGACCGCGATTCAATTCCTTTTGTTTAGAGTAGTGCAAGGCGATATGCTCATGCGATTTGTATGTAGCAAAAATACGCAGAACTAAATAAAGAAATTGATTTTGAAATTATTGACCCAAATGATAAAGTATTATGCAAATATTGTAAAAAACCAATTAGTAAAAATAAAAAAGAAGAATATATTCAAATCTCTAATACACAATATGCTCATATAAAATGCTCCGAAGAGGAAGCAAAGAGAGAGAAAAGCGATGCTGAATTATTGGATGAATATATTATGAAACTTTTTGGGTATGAATATGTTCCTCCAAGAGCAAAAAAACAAATAAATGATTATATTTCTCAATATAATTTTACTTATTCTGGTATGCTAAAAGCACTTATTTACTTTTATGAAATTCGCGGCGGCTCAATTGATGAAGCTCATGATGGCGTTGGAATTCTTCCATATATCTACAATGACGCTCGCGATTATTACTATGGACTATGGGCAGCACAACAAAAAAATATGTACAAAGATATAAAACAATTTAAGCCAGAAGTTATAGAGGTGCGTATTTCGCGCCCCGAGCGTAACATTATAAAACGGAAATTATTCAGTTTTCTCGATGAGGAGGTAGAGAATGCCGAGTAAATATACGGATTTAACAAGTGTAATTCAAGTTATAGGCAGTGTGTTTAATACTCCCTAGCTATTGGATTATAGTGATAAATATTGGATTACAGAAGATGATTTTGAAGATAAATTTCATCAAATCGTTTTTGGAGCAATTTATAAACTCCATGAAGCTGGAGCAGAGCGTATTTCTATTGAAGCGATAAATGATTTTCTTAAAAGTAGGCCAACTAGTGATGTAGTTTATCAAAAGAATAAAGGTGAAGAGTGGTTAATTAAAGCGGCTGATGTCGCTATGAATTCTACCTTTGATTATTATTATAATCGATTAAAGAAAATGACTTTACTTCGTGCTTATAATAATTATGGTATTGATGTTAGCTATATTTATGACCCAGATAATATTCTTGATATTAAAAAGAAACAAGAGCAAGAAGATTATTTAGACAATGCTTCTTTAGAAGAAATTGCTAAAAAAGTAGATGATAGAATTGAAGCTATTAAGGCAAAATATGTAGATGATGAATATGGCGAAGCAATACAGGCTGGAGATGGCGTTTATGATTTGATAGATAGATTAAAAGAACGTCCAGAAGTAGGAGTACCAATGTATGGACCGCTTATTAACACAGTTACACGCGGTGCCAGACTAAAAAAGTTCTATTTGCGGTCAGCACCAACTGGTGTAGGTAAAAGCCGTATGATGATTGCTGACGCATGTTATATTGGCTGTAATCGTATTTATGACGAAAATTTTGGGTGGATAAAAAATGGAACTGCTGAACCAGTTTTATATATTACAACAGAACAGGAAAAAGATGAAATCCAAACTATGATGTTAGCCTTTTTGGCTTGCGTAAATGAAGACCATATTCTGAATGGTAAATATGAAGGTGATGAAGAATCTCGAATAATTGAAGCGGCTAGGATTTTATCTGAAAGCCCAATTTATATTGAGGTTATGCCAGATTTCTCTCTTCAAGATGTTGAAGATAAAATTAAGAAAAATATTCGTGAACATGATATAAAATATTGTTGTTTTGACTATATTCATACTTCTCTTAAAATCCTAGAAGAAATTACTCGTCGTTCAGGCGGTGTAAAATTGCGCGAAGATAATATCTTATTTATGCTATCAATTCGATTAAAAGATATATGTAATCAATATGGTATTTTTATTATTTCTTCTACTCAGTTAAATGGCCAGTATACAGATGCTGAAACGCCTGACCAAAATTTATTGCGAGGTGCAAAAGCAATCGCAGATAAAATCGACTGGGGTGCAATTGTATTGCCGGTCAAAAGTGAAGACATTGAGGCCTTAGGCAAAATTTTAACTTCTAATGTATTTAATAGACCCAATTTAAAAATGTCTATTTATAAAAACAGACGAGGTAGATATAAAGGCATATATTTATGGTGTGACGCAGATTTAGGAACTTGTAGAGTTAAACCAATGTTTGCTACCACCTACGATTATGAAATTATAGCAATAAACGATTTAAAAATTCTAACTGACGATAAAGGAGCTTTTTGATTATGATTAGAAAAACTGAAAAATTTAGTATGTCAATTATGAAAGATGGCAACTTAAGTGAACGATGTGGCAGCGTAGAATATACCATGTCTGCGGCATTAGCAGACCATATTATGAAGGTTCATAAAGGCCCAAAGAAAAATAAGCAAGAAGTACTTTGTAATTATGTTAACACTCAAATGGGTTTAAAAGACAAGTGCGTAAGGGTGTTGATTGAGCTTGATAAGCTTTGATAAACAACAAATTCGAGATAGTTTATCTATTGAGAATGTTTTTGATGTTTTAAATGACTGGGGAGGAGACCCTCAATATACTGACTTTGGTATTATGTGTTCTACTATTTGCCATAATCCTCCCGGTCAAGGGTCACGAAAGTTATATTTTTATAGTAATACAACTTTGTTTCGTTGTTATACAGGTTGCGCTGACCCAACCTTTGATATTTTCGAACTTACAATCAAAGTATTTAAAATACAATATGATAAAGATATTGATTTAAATGATGCGGTTAGATATATCGCTGGAAAGTTTGGTATTTCTGGTGAATATGTAACAGGAGAGGAAGATATTGGTGAAGACTGGCGAATATTTGAGTCATATTCTCGTATCCAAGAGATAGAATAGAAAGATTATTCAGTTGAACTCAAAGAATATAATAATACCATTCTAAAACATCTTAATTATAATGTAAAAATTACTCCATGGTTAAAAGAAGGTATTGCGCAAGAAGCCATAGATAAGGCTTGCATAGGATATTTTCCAGGGGCTGACCAAATTACAATCCCTCATTTTGATGCCAATAATCGATTCATTGGTTTGCGCGGGCGGTCTATGGCGCAAGATGATGTAGAAAGATTTGGAAAATATAGACCAGTTAAAATAATGAAAAACGAATGGTTCAACCATCCCCTTGGTATGAATTTATATGGTTTAAACTGGGCAAAAGATAATATAAAGGCTTTGGGCAAAGCAATTATCTTTGAATCGGAAAAGTCAGTATTATTATATATGTCTTATTTTGGTATTGAAAATAATATTGCGGTAGCCTGCTGCGGCAGTAATATTTCAGTATATCATATTCACATGCTCTTGGAAGCGGGGGCGCAAGAAATTATTGTTGCTCTAGACCGACAATTTCAAAAGATAAATGATGACGAATTTAAACATTTAGTTAATAATTTAACTAAAATTCATAATAAATATAAGAACGATGTAAAAATTAGTTTTATATTTGATAAGAAAATGATTACTGGTTATAAGGATGCACCTATAGACCGAGGACCAGATATTTTCCTGAAACTCTTTAAAGAAAGAATATCTCTTTAAGCAAAAGGAGACAATTTATATGACGAAATTTTCAAATATAAAGTGGGTGATGATGCTTTGAATTATTAGCTTCTGTGTCGTCGGATTCCCGGCACTTCCCCTATAGAACAAGTTCTATTTAATCGAGGCATCTTGTTATAGGATATTAGACATTATTTAAACACAACTGATGAAGACATTCTTCCACCTTCTTTAATAAAAAATTTACAAGAAGGTGTAAAAATGTTAATTCATCACATTAATCGAGAAAGTAAAGTGTTTCTTCAAGTGGACAGTGATTGTGATGGTTATACGAGTTCAGCGTTTTTGTTAAATTATCTTAATTCATTATTTCCAGGATTTACACAAAATAATATTATTTATCGTCTACACGATGGTAAATAGCATGGACTTATTCTCGATACAATTCCAGAAGATGTGAAACTAGTAATCGCTCCGGACAGTTCAAGCAATGATTACGAAGTTCATCACGCACTTGCTGAACGCGGCGTTGATGTGTTAGTTATTGACCATCATGAGGCCGAAAAGATAAGCGAGTATGCGTGTATTATAAATAACCAGCTATGTGATTATCCCACTAAATCACTTTCGGGAGTTGGTATGGTTTATAAATTTTGTAGTTATATAGATGAAAAGCTTGGTATTCATAATGCTGACCAATTTCTTGACCTGGCCGCATTAGGAATTATAGCAGATGTTATGCCGCTCAATGATTTTGAAACAAAGCATATCATCAATCTTGGAATACAAAACATTATCAATCCTTTTTTCCGTACAATGACAATTAAAAATGACTTTTCATTGAAAGGAAACATCACACCTTTTGGAGTAGCTTTTTATATTGCGCCATACATAAACGCAACTACTAGATGTGGCACGCAAGAAGAAAAGCTCCTACTATTTGAATCTATGTTAGATTATAAAGCCTATTAGCAAATTCCCTCTACAAAAAGAGGCTTTAAGGGAACATATGAAACAGTAGTAGAACAGGCTTGTCGTAATTGCACAAATATCAAAAATAGGCAAAACAAAGCAAGAGACAATAGCCTGAAGATAATTGAACAAATTATCGAACAAGAAGATTTGTTAAAGAATCAAATTATTATTGTAAAGCTAGATGAAGAACATAGTATTGATAAAAACCTAACTGGTTTAGTAGCAACTAAAATTGCTAATGAGTATTAGAAACCAACTTTAATACTTAACAAAACTGTCCAAGAAGATAAAACTATACTATGGTCTGGTTCAGGAAGAATTTTTTCACAAAGTGCTTTCACTACATTCCGCAGCTTTCTTGATAATAGTGGTTATTTCGAAATGGCACAAGGACATGAAGGAGCTTTTGGAGCTTCTATAAAAGATGAAAAAGTGTGTCTGTTTACTGATTATGCGAACCACGCTTTAGCAGACTTCGACTTTTCCCAAAAATACTTTGTAGATTTGATTTATGATGCCGAAGTTTTGACAGGTAATGACGTATTAGAAATCGCAAATTATGAAGGTCTTTGGGGGTAGGGCGTAGAAGAGCCTTTCGTTTTAGTAAAAAATATTCGAATTACCAATGAAAATATTACTTTATTAAAAGAAACGACTCTGAAAATTACAGTACCTACCGATGGTCAAGATATCAGTTTGATTAGATTCGGTTCGTCTGAGGAAGAATATAATAAATTATGTTCTGACTTGGGTTATGTTACTATTAATGTTATTGGTCATTTCCAGAAAAACGTATGGAATGGTTATGTAAGTCCTCAAATTCTAATAGAGGATTATGAAATTGTCAAAACACAACATTATTATTTTTAATTATTAGTGAAATCTAATAGAAGGACAGTCTATTGTTCTAATAATTGACATAACAGAACCTAATAGTAATATTAGGAGGATACAATTATTATGAAAAAGTATGTAGTAAGATTTATATTGATATTATTGGGTATACTGGCTTTATTATCGTCAGTAACTATTATTACGCATAGTTCTATGTATAATAATTCAATAAATGAAACTATTGAAGAAACAACGCAAGCGCCAGTTATTTATCTAGAATTTCAATATGTCGAACAAAATACTTCAAACAACTGTTTGAAACAGATTGAACAATGTCAATCTTATATAGAATATTTACTACAACAAGTAAATGTTGAAACAGAGTTGTTACGAGTGCAAACAATTTTAACTCAATATACCACAGATTATGAATTATTATTACTTTTAGAAGAAGAGCAAAGAATCTGGGGAGAGAAAATGAGTGAGTACCCAGAAGCCACTCAAATTTGGAGGATTATGAAAGAAGAATTTGGTTGGAATGATATCGTATGCGCCGGTATTATGGGTAATATGATGGCTGAAGTAGCTGGTGGTACTCTATATGCATTGGACAATTGGAGTGTAAATGGGTCTAGTGGATATGGATTAATTCAATGGATTGGGCAGCGTCGAGCAGATATTAAAGCCATATACGGTGACCATCCTAGCCTCGAACAACAACTATATTTTATGAAAGACGAATTGTTCGGCACTAATGGCGTGCGTAAACAAGTAAGTGACGCACAATTAAACGCTATTATGAATGCAACTTCTCCAGAAGAGGCAGCCTATAAATTCGCGGTTTATTTTGAGCGTTGCGCAGATTGGGCAAGAAATTGCCGCAAAGGATACGCACGCATCGCATATGATTATTTTGTTGATTGATAGTAAGGGTTATACAAGAGAATATCTTGTATAACCCTATTTTTTATTTGGAGGAAAGTATGGCGCAAATAAATTCACAAATGACTTCTATTGAAATAAATGGTAACAAAATTGATGAAATATCAAGAAGGTTAGACCATTTAGATGGAGATTATTATACTTCGATTGAAGATGCTTTTAGACAAGTGCGTGAAGGTGCTAAAGTTTTATCTCTTAGACTATGTGAAGTAGAAAATGCACTATATAAACATTTAAGCGAGAAGATTGCAACGAGCGCGAGCGAAAACTCCGAAAGCCAGGATAAAATTCTCTCTGGGGATTTTTGGGATGAAATTGAGAAAAACAATATGTTCTTAAAGAATTTAAAATAAGAATAAAAAAGTAGGTGATAATTTGAGTATAGTTTTAACAAATAAACAAGAATAGGGACTGCGCGAGGCTGTTGAGCGCTATAAGCGCGGTGAAAAATATACAGTAATATCTGGATATGCGGGTTCAGGTAAGTCGACCCTCGTAAAATTTATTATTAGCGCATTAGATATAGACCCAAATAGCCAAGTCGCTTATGTCGCTTT